CCGGCTCCTGCCTGGGGGCCGCCGGGAGCACCCCGCGAACTGGCTGCGCAGCTGCGTGGCTGAGTCGCACCGGGGATCCCTGGTGGCCAGGTGGGACCGGTGGGGGGCGGAGGAGAAGCTCCGCGAGGTGCGGACCTGGGTGCCGCGGGGGACCCTCGTGCTGGGCGACGCTCTGAGCGTAGTCCAGCCGGGAAACCCGTAGTGCCCATGGGGCCGTGCGTTGCTCCCGAGCGGCCGCTTGCGGAGGGGTGCTCCATCCTTGAGGTGCCCGGTGACGACGTGGTGGTGCGGCGGCGTGGGGCTGTGCTGGGCCCGCGACCCCCTGGATGGTTTGATCGTGTTCCCTACGGGCTGCACGAGCACACCATTGACCAGGAGGTGCGGACCCTGCACAACCGCCACCTGTTCGCCACTCCGCCGGCACAGGTTCGCAGTGAGCCCTGGCGGATCTTTAAGTCCATCCTGCGAAGGTGGACCAAAGAGATCGGCCGGGTGCCTCGCGCGCGCATCCAGGATGTGCTGGAGCACAAGCCCACCGCGAAGCTGCGGCGCTTTGGGGCTGGGATGGCAGAATACTGCCGGCGCGGCGTGCGGAAGTCCGACTCCATCATCAACGAGATGCAGAAGTTGGAGTTCTACGCCTGCGACAAGATAGCTGGCAAAGAAGATCGCGGCATCCAGTACCGCTCCGTGGTGTACAACGCGGCGCTCGCGCGCCACTTGCACCACGTTGAGCCCGCCGTGTACAGACACCTGACCAATGTCGATGGGACGCCGGTCATTGTGAAGGGATACAGTCCCCTCGAAAGAGGCCTGATCCTCGACGCGATGGCCAGCCGTTTCAAAGACCCGGTGTTTGTGCTGGTGGATCACTCCAGATTCGACGCACACGTGAATAAGGACTTGCTTGCTGAAGAGCACAAGTTCTATTTGCGCCTGCGTGGCTGGAACAAGGAGCTGCGCCAGCTGTTGAAGTGGCAGGAGCGGAACATCGGCTTCACCCGTGGTGGAGTTGTGTACCGCATGCTCGCGAAGCGGATGAGCGGTGACCTGAACACTGCTCTCGGCAACTCCACGCTCAATGCCGCCATGCTGTTTGCCTTCTGCGAGAAGTATGGCATCGACGCCTCCATAATGCTCGATGGTGATGACTCTGTCATGATCTTCGAGAGGCAGGAGGTGCCAGATGTCGCTGCTTTCATGAGGCACTTCGGCATGGTGTCAGAGGTGGAGGTGGTCGATGACATCAGG